TCTCTTCGTGATAAGTATGTTACTTGTTTAGAGGCGATAGCGGTGGCGGGTTCAAGCTATTCGATAGCTGGTCGTTCGTTTTCAAGAGCGAATCTCGGTGAGGTGAGAGATACGATTATGGAGCTAACCCTAGCCATTCAGCAAGCGACTGGTACTAGGGTTCGCACAACCTACGCAAACTTCGGCTCGTGAAAAAAGCCTCTCTCAATCTGATCGACAAGGCGATTGCCTTTGTAAATCCTCAAGGGGCGGTTGATAGGCTTGTTGCTCGTCAAAGGATTAAGAACTTCGAGTATGACGCAGTTAAGTATTCAAGGCAACGCAAAGGGCCGAGCCAGCTATCGGGTGCGGAAGATTACCAGAGCAACTATGACCGAGTAGAGTTGATGAAAAGGGCGAGGGACTTGGCAGAGAATGTTGGCCTTGTTCGCTCCATCCTAATGAAGTTCGCCAGCCATACCGCCGCAAACATTTCCTACCAAGCCCGAACCGAGAACCCAGAAGTCAATACAGATGTCGAGATGTATTGGGCAGAGTGGTTCGATAAATGCGACATCTCCACAAGGCATACTGGTTCAACACTTATGCAAGTGGCGATGATGTCGATGTTGCGAGATGGTGATTTTCTTTTTGTCCTAGTCCGTGATTCGGATGGCAACTTAAAAATACAAGGCATTGAGGGTGATAGACTTGGCGACCCATTCAAGGTTTATACTAGCTCGGAGTTAATTGGTGGAATCCATATCGATCAACGAACTGGCTCACCCACAGCTTACGACATTTATAGCCGAAGCATTGGCGATATGTATACCTATCAAGCAACGATTCCCGCAAGCCAAGGCTTTCATTTATTCGACCCACTCCGCATTGACCAGTACCGAGGAATCTCCGCTTTTCATACAGCCATCAATGACGCAACGGATATTCACGAAATCGTAGGCTTTGAGAAGATGTCGGCCAAGGTTGCTTCTAGCCAAAGTGCAATTATAAAGAGGAATAACAACAATGCCTCCGATCTCTCCTCGCTCACAAACGACCAAGACATTAACGGAAGCCCAATCAAACTAGAGGCGATTGAGTCTGGGAAAATCTCTTACCTAGAGCCGGGCGAGGACATCGTGTTTCCAGATGGCCCGAGCCGTCCCTCTGGTGCATTCGCAGAGTTCCACAAGATTCTACTCCGCAACATTTGCTTGGGCGTCGGCATCCCCTACAGCTTCGCCGTAGACCCTTCCGCTATGAGTGGCCCGACTGCTCGCCTTGAGATGCAACAAGCAGGGCGAACCTTCCGAAGATACCAAAAGCTCCTAGATGATAAAGTTCTGCGACCAATTAAGAACATCGTTATTGCTGATGGCGTTGCAAGGGGATTGATTGAGAACAATGTTGGAAGCAGAACGACTAGGGGTATTTTCAATTTTGGGGCTAATGTCTCGATTGATTTGGGCAGAGAATCCGCTTCCGCAATCTCCGAGTTCAAGACTGGACTTCGCACCGCCGCCGACATCTACGCCGAGCGAGGCCAAGACTTTGAAAGTGCTATGCGACAAAGGGCTATTGAGGCCAAGCTAGTGAAGGATTTGGCTGGCGAGTACGAAGTTTCAGCCGACACGATTTCCGACATCGCCGCAGAGGGATTGACCAGAGATTCACAAAAAGCACAAGCAACTCCAACCGAAGGCGAGCAGACACCCGCTGGACAACCTTCGGACGAGGATATGCTTGGTGGTGCTTCACTCAATGGAGCGCAAGTCGCTTCGCTCATCAATGTTATCAATGCGGTTGCTATGGGCGCAGTTTCCAAGGAGGGTGCAGTATCTATCATCACCGCCGCCTTCCCGACCATCAGCCCAGACCAAGCAAGGGCAATCGTGGCGGGAGTCAACATTGGGACAACCATCCCCACGACCAAAGAAGAGAAACAGCAGATTGCAAAAGACCAAGAAGGGGACTCTTCGGGAGGCTCAACACCCCCAGCCCCAGAACCCACTACGCCCCCGACCGCCCCCACGGCAACCTCACAAAAAAAAAGTAGTTTAGAGATTTTAGAAAGCCTCGACCCAGCTTCTATTAAGATGCTGATTGAGGGAATGATGGGTGGGATTGAGTTAGCAAAATACGATGGGATTGATTTTACGCCACCAGAAGGAGCTAGGGAGGCCGCTAAAAGGGCTTTGGATGTAAGGGAGACGAAACCACCCAGCCAACGAGGAATGACCCCTGTTGGCCTTGCTAGGGCGAGAGATTTAATCAATGGCGTGAAGATGTCGCCCGATACAGTTCGCAGAATGAAAGCCTTTTTTGATAGGCACGAAGTGGACAAAAAGGGAGCGACCTTCGGGGAACAAGGCAAGGGCTGGCAAGCGTGGAATGGATGGGGCGGTGATGCTGGTTATTCTTGGGCAAGGAAAGTGGTTGGACAGATGGAAGCTAGGGACAAGAAAACCGAGTTCGTTGCTGGCAGAGATTGTGGACAAGATGAGGGTGGAACTTTCGGGCCAGACAATAAGTGTGCCGTAGGATACGGCAGACCCCCATTTAAGGGAGGCTATACACCAACTCGACCCGGTGGGAAATTCCCCAAAGATTATAAGAGGCCAACACCGCAAGATAAGGGTTCAGAAACAAAACAGCCCAAGGAATCCAAAGAACCATCGAAATCAAAAGCCTCTCCTGATGGGCATACATACGATAAAAATGGAAACATTGTTATTCCTAAATATCAATTAAGTGAAAGAGAAAAGGCTGGCAAAGTTAAAATTGCAAGCAAGGGGGGAAAGATTTTTAATGGGGCGAATGACGCAAGGGATTGGTTTCAGTATAGAGGTAAGCAACTTAAGGCGAACCCAGAAGCAGTTTGGGAGGTTGGGGAATTAAAAATGAAGGGAGAAAATCTGTCCTTTAGGGAATGGCAAAAGGCAACTAATAATGATGTTGCCGCATTCCAAGTCAAAACAGATTTCAAGGGAAGTGAATACATAAAATTAAATCCCCAACCAGAAACAAAGGCATCTCAAACCCTTCTTAAGACTATGAAGATGCAAGCTCCTCACAAACAGACAAGCCCGATGTGGCGGGGGCTATCATTTAAGACTCAAGAGGAGGCAGATAATTTTGTCGGTAAATTAAAGAGCGGAATCAGTTTAGACCGAACACTCACATCTTTCACGACAGACGCAGGGACGGCACAAAACTTTACTGCTGGTTCTGTTCACGGCCATCTTTATCTTAAGCTATCTAAAAGCAAAAGCCTTCGGAAATTTTCCGATTCAGAGAACGAATTTGTCTTGCCATACAAGTCAAAATTGCGTGTAATAGGCAAACCAAAGATTGAGATGGTTGGAAGGAATAAGGATGTTAAGTCCACAACCATTGAGATCGAGGAATACTAAAATGTCATACGAAACCAATTCATTCAAGGAAAGGCTAACAGACACCTTTGGTTTTACCATTGAGGATTCTGAAGAACTAGCAGAACCAGCCTCTTGCCCAATCGCAACCCAAGACATCAAAACAAATCTAGCCAATAGGCAGACAGCCGTGGACGATGCGAACTACGGCCCAGCCAATCCAAACGAACCCAACGAGGACTATTGGAAAGCCAAGGCAGACGAGTTCCAAGGCGATGTAGTAACGGCCAAGAAAATGCTTTGCGGTAATTGTGCGGCCTTCGATCAGAGGAGCAAGGTTCTAGGGTGCATTAAGAAGGGGATTGGGGAGGACGCAAACGAGGTGGCTATTGGTGGCGATCTGGGTTACTGCGAGATTTTTGACTTTAAGTGTGCGGCCAAAAGGACTTGTGACGCTTGGATTGTTGGTGGGCCGATTACGGATAAGAAAGAAGAACTAGCCCGACCAGTCTCCCAAACGCCAGCCCCTCCCAAGGAGCGAATCAAAGGCTCAAAGGAGAACCCCGAAGGCACGGCATCCACACGGAGCAAAGCTGGTGACATTGAGATTTCAGCCGAGAACGAAGAGGCATTGAAAAACAAGATTGCCGAGTTCAAAGACAAGCACCCCTCAAGAAAAGCCCCTACCCTTGGAGCGTTGAAGAAAGTGTTTCGCAGGGGAGCGGGTGCGTTCTCGACTAGCTTTAGGCCAACGATTACCGGGGGAAAGCCCAACTCAAGGAACGCTTGGGCTATGGCAAGGGTGAACAAGTTTCTCAAGATGGCTGGTGGAGGTGAGGTTAAGAAGTCATACCGAGCGGCAGACGGCGACCTCCTTTGACATAATCTAGGCATTTATGCCTTTACCCATACCTTCCGCAGACGAATCAGAGCAAGACTTTGTATCCCGCTTTATGGGAGACGAGCAAGCTATCAGCGACTTTCCAGACGAACAACAAAGGGCGGCGGTTGCCTATTCTACTTATAGGGACGAGGAGATGGAGGAAATGGAGCTAGGCGGGGTGAGCATTTTAGAGGTTGGTGAAGCAAAAGGACACGATCTTTTCGTGGATAAAATTAGCTTGCAGACCGCCCTAAATCTTATGAGCAAGGCAAAGAATGGGGTAAAGGTGAAGATGAACCACGGCTCTGGTTTGGAGGCGGTTGTCGGGTTCGCCAGAAACCCCCGCATCGAAGGGGATAAGCTGGTTGCAGACCTTCGCCTTCTTCGCAATAGCCCCCACTACGGATTGATTAAAGAGATGGCATCGGAAGCCCCCGACCAGTTTGGCGTTTCCCTAGCCTTTGTGAATGAGTCCGAGACGATTGATGGCAAGGATTACATTCGCCCCCAGAGCATCGCCTCTGCTGATTTAGTTTCCTCCCCTGCGGCCACCAATGGCCTCTTTGAAGAAATGGTAAAGTTTATGGAAAAGCTGGGATATGTAAGCGGAGGAAAGACAATCCCAGCCGTAGTTAAACAAGCCGTGGAGGAATCTCCACTTGACAAAAAGGACAAAACCAATATGGAAAACA